GTTCTGTTGGCCGCCGTTGTTCTGTTGGCCGCCGTTGTTCTGTTGGCCGCCGTTGTTCTGTTGGCCGCCGTTGTTCTGTTGGCCGCCGTTGTTCTGTTGGCCGCCGTTGTTCTGATAGCCGCCGTTGTTCTGTTGGCCGCCGTTGTTCTGTTGGCCGCCGCTGTTCTGATAGCCGCCGCTGTTCTGATAGCCGCCGTTGTTCTGTTGGCCGCCATTGTTCTGTTGGCCGCCGTTGTTCTGTTGGCCGCCATTGTTCTGTTGGCCGCCATTGTTCTGTTGGCTGTTGTCAAATTGCGCGTTGTTTGAGAACTGTGCTTGACTACCGCCAAACGCTTCGCCCGCGTCGGGGATTGAGGCACTCAATATCTGGACGCCCGGTCGTGATAGCTCAAACATTTTGGGGTTGATGTACACGCCAGGCGATTTGTTTACCGGCCCATTCCCAACGACGGAGATTTTTGCGCGAACATAATCGCCACACTTGATCTCGGCTTTGTTCTGGATGACTTCATGCGCCTGCAGTCGGCCGGCGTGCCAGCACGGGGTCGGGAAGCCTGAGTTTATCTTCACAATCCAGTGACCGGGGAACCCTTCCTTTGCACAAGGGGCGCGACCGCCTTGGTCGATCTCTTGACTGTCACCGTCGATGATCTTCCAAGCAAAAAAGCGATTGTTCGATTCGCCGTTTGGCCACCCTTCCATGCCCGCCGCGTATATCTGAGAGCCCCATTCGGTTTGGTTCCAGTGCTGCTCTCCCTTCTTCTCGATCGCAATCGCATAAAAGAAGTCCATCATCGGGGTGACTCCGTCCGCCGACATTCTCGGTTGCTTCGTGTTGTCGTCGGTTTTGATTTTGCCGTCCATTGGGTGGCCCTGGACTAAACGTCCGCCGGGTAATACAAGTTCGTAAGTCATTAGCTGAATACCTTTTTAACAGTTGAATCGTCGACCGCCTTCACCTTCATTGATGTGGGGCGTTCCGTTTGTTGTTTAATGAATTCCGCGTCAAAGCCAAGTCGTTCGGCCGCCGCGGGTGTGATTGCTTTCTCGCTTCGCACGTCATACCCGCACGCACTACCCACGAGGATCATGGTCGGGTCGTCCATTCGCCATCGGCGCTGGCCCAAAACCGCTTGCCTCGCGAAGCCCGGAACGACTACGTTTTGATCGATGAGCGCCTCCGCTCGCTCCATGTGTGCGGACTCCATGTACTTGAGGGCCGCTATTGCGCGTTTAATATACCGCAGCTCTGTACCTTGCATTTCGGGCGTCAAGTTGATCGGCATCGGTTGTGTGGACACAGACATCGCCCAGTATGCAGACTGACGGGCCGCGTCGCAATTTAGTCGTGCGGTGCAGTTTTTGCAATGGTTGCCGCTAACACATTCAGCGTCAGGCATCAACGCCTTTTCGCCTTGGTACTTAAGCACGTTGACCGTCGCACGGATGTCGGAGGCTTTAAACTTCCAAGTCCGTACGGGTGAGGCGCGATAGTACCGGGGCTGGTGGATTGTCAACTCCACATTGAGGTCTTGGTCCTGCGCCCCGTCGACGCCCATCTCGTCAAGTTTGCCTTGCAAATAGATGATCATTTGCTTGTTGTCATACTCTTCGACATAGTCGTGGCCGAACTTAAAGTCGTCCACGTACAGCGTGTTAGTGAGCGGCGCGTACATGTTGAAGTCAGGCGTCCCGAAGCACGCTGTCGGGTGTATGCTCGGGCACTGGGTGAGGCGCTCAACATGCATGAGGCTGCGGCCCCCTGGAGTCGCGTCAACCTTGCGCATAATGGCGTCTACATACATTTGCACGGCTTCGCACATCTCAAGCGTGATCACGGTGCCTGCGGGATCGCGATGTCCTACCCACTTGCTCGCGGTTCCCCACTCCGCAGGGGCGTCCTGCAAAACACTGCCCGTTGCGTAGGTCGTGAGGACGCGCATGCACAGCCAGTGCGCCGCGTCCCCGGCGCGGGAGTCGTCCGTGCTGTCCTGCGGGAATCGCGCCTGCATTTGAACGGACCCCGCGCAGAAAAACCAAACGGGGCCGCTAGAGGGGGCGAGGGGGGCGTGCATTCTAGCCTCCGCCCATGCAGATCTTCGCGAGCGCGGCGTGTATTGTTTGCGCTAGGTCTGGGCGAGAGAATATCAGGGAGGGGTTGGCGAGTCCGGCGTCCGTGAAGCACTTCGTCGCCATGTCTGTTTTCGCTTGGTCCCCCATTTGGCAAATCGTAGTGAATGCCCCGAAAGCGTCGTTCGGTGTGACAGCCGCTTGGCCCGCTTGGCCCGCTTGGCCCGCTTGTTGCTGTTGGTCGCCGCCGAAGGCGTCTTGTGCGGACGTGTCTGTTTGCGTTTGGTTGGTGGTGCTCGCAGCCTGCTGCGACCCGACTTGACTCAGCGCGTTAGCGTAAACCGCGGCGTAGTTCTCTTCGGTGACGCCGACTTTGCGTTTCCATTGGCCCTTAGTCGGCCCCGAAGCATAGAAAGGTTTCTCGGCGTTGCCGCAGACCGCGGGGATGTGCACCACGCCGTTGTGGTCGGTCAACCACTTGCCGGTTGAGTCTTGGCTAGGATGTGTACCCGGTGCAACGTGGGCACCTCCCGCACCTAGTTCGGCAGTTGACTGCTCGGACTTTCCCGCGTCGTCATCTTGACCCGCCATATCTTCCGCGGCGGAGGTGTTCGAGAGTTGATCGACGGGGATCTGCGCGTCAGCGACCTGCTCGATCGCTTTGCTTGCGTCGAGTTTGACTTCGAGGGGGTGTGTGACTTCCTTTGCGAAGGAGTTTGCCTCCCCTTTATATCCTGCGAGGGATTCGCCCACCGCTTTAATAAGTAGCGGGTAGTCCGCCGGTATCTCAATCTTAATAGCCATTATATAAATCTCTTTGGTTAGTTGTTGACAGGGCATAAATTAAACGGTATTTTACACGCTGTCAACTATTATTTTTAATTAAAGGCTAAGCGTTATGAAAAAGTTAAGTAATGTGCAAAAGGGGATTAGGGCCGCCTTATTAGTTTATGCCGTGCTCGTAATTCTCGGAACGTCTTGGGGGCTTTATTTGATGTGGGGGGCGGTCTCCTAAATGCAATTATATGACTTTCAACAAAAGGCGGACGAGGATTGCGACGCGGCTTATGCTGCGGGCGCCAAGGTCGTCATGGTCGTGCTCCCGACCGGCGGAGGCAAAACGGTCCTATTCACTCACCGGATCGCGAAGTTCCCCGGCATTAGTATGATGCTGGCCCATCGCGCGGAGCTCGTCAGTCAGGCGTCCCTCACGCTAGGACGGCAAGGCATTTATCATCGCATTCTCGGTCCCGACGCATTAGTTAAGCGTTGCGCTAAACTCCACATGCTCGAATTGAAAAAGCACTTTATCAGTTCGAACGCTAATGTCATCTGCGCCAGCGTCCAGACACTTGACGGGGCGAATTTTGCCACAAGGTACCCAGTATTTGCGAATATGCTCGAGAACGTGGGCCTGTGGGTGTGTGACGAGGGGCACCACCTCCTCGACGCGAACATGTGGGGCCGTGTGACTAAGAAAATGCCCAACGCCATCGGGTTGGCGCCCACAGCAACCCCGGAGCGCGCCGACGGGAAGGGTCTCGGGCGTCATGCGGACGGCGTGGTGGACGCCATGGTTATCGGCCCGACCCAGCGCGAGCTCATCACCCGCGGGTTCCTGACGGATTACGACATCTATTCCCCCGACCCGTCGCTTGACCTCTCAGGGGTCGACATCAGTGCGAAAACGGGCGACTTTAACCAAACGCAACTCCGCAACGAGGCACGCAAGCAAGAGGTCAAGCTTGTGGGGGACCTCGTTCAGCATTACATGACGTGGGCTATGGGCAAGATAACGATCTGCTTTGTCCCGGACCTGGAGACCGCTGCGAGTGTGAGCGAGGGCTTTAATGTCGCAGGCATTCGCGCCGCGGTGGTGAGTAGCAAGACGGACCCACTCCTCCGGGCGCAAATACTGCAGCAGCTCGCTCGCGGGGAGTTCATGGTCGTCGTCAATGTCGACATCCTGGGCGAGGGGGTAGACGTCCCCCGAGTCGAGTGTGTGCTCATGGGCCGACCGACCGAGTCTTTCCCCCTATTTAACCAACAAGGTGGGCGGCCTTTAAGAATTGACAAGGCCAACCCCAACAAGCGGGCGATCATCATTGACGCGGTGGGTAACGTCAAACGCCACGCCCGTGTCGTTGAGTATGACGACGGCCAAATACTAATCGATTTAAGTCGCGGCTCGTGGACCCTCGACGCTCGCAAAGGTGGTGTGTCGGGCAATGCCGACGCGGACGACTTAAAACTAATGCGTTGCGCGAAATGCACAAAGCCGTACGGGGGGATCTCTTTCATTTGCCCCCGTTGCGGCCACGACAATGCGCCACTCCCAAACGAGCGCACTCTCGAGAACGTGGACGGCGACTTGACCCTCCTCACCGCGGAACAGCTCGCAGAGTCCCAAGAGGGTCGCATCTCACAAGAGCAAAAGTTCCTAAACGATGCGCAGGCGTGTCGCAAGGCGGCGAGCAAGATGTCGCACGTCAACCCACAGGCGGCGATGCACCAGCACAAGAACGCCAACAACGCGGAGCAAAGCGCCGCGCGGGCTAAAAAATCATGTTGGGCCCTGGAGAATGCAATGCGCTACTTCGGGGGCTTTTATGAAGCGCGGGGCCGGGCACGGGGAGAAATCTATCGAAGATTTAAAAACCGCTACGGTGTGGACGTTTTGAGCGCCCAGACTTTAGCAATGACCGAAGCGGAGGCGCTGTGCCTTCGCGTGTGTGAAGACTTAGCAAAAGGGGGCTTGTAGATGCTGACATATGGATCTGTTTGTAGCGGCATTGAGTCCGCGAGTGTAGCGTGGGAGGTCTTGGGCTTGTCGCCGACATGGTTTAGCGAGGTTGAGCCCTTCCCCTGCGCGGTCTTGGCGCACCATTGGCCTGATGTGCCGAACCTCGGGGACATGACAAAACTCGCCGAATGGATGCGTGCAGGCGCTTTGCCCGCACCTGACATCCTCGTCGGCGGCACACCCTGTCAAGCGTTTAGCGTGGCGGGCGTACGGAAGGGGCTCGAAGATGAGCGCGGACAATTAACAATTCATTACGGAGATCTTGCCAATGCAATCGACGAACAACGCGGAGAATGTAACGGGTGTGTCATCGTGTGGGAAAACGTCCCCGGCGTCCTCTCAGACAAAACCAACGCATTTGGGTGCTTTCTTGGACTCCTTGCCGGCGAAGATGTGCCACTCCTCCCTACAGGGGACGCCCCGCCCACTAAGCCAGGACCCGCAAGGTTCTGGGGGTGGTGTAAGAAAACAAAAAGGCACTGGCCAAAATGGACAAACGCGGGTTGTGTGTTTGGTCCCCAAAGAGCAGTCGCTTGGCGAGTCATCGACGCCCAATATTTCGGAGTGGCCCAACGCCGCCGCCGTGTGTTTGTTGTCGCAAGTGCTCGAGAAGGGTTCGATCCCACAAAAGTATTATTTGAGTTCGAAGGCGTGCGAAGGGATTCTCCGCCGAGCCGCGAAAAGAGGCAAGGAACTCCCACCTTCGCTCTTAGCAGCTTTGCGAAGTTCCGCGAAGGTGAAGGAACCCTCAGGGCAAGCGGGGGAGATCAAGGGGGGGGTTCGGAGCACTTAGTCGTTGGTGCGCTTGACACTCAATGCGGCTTCGAGAAGGCCGCAGGCCAATCCGTTCGCGCGGGCCACATCGTTGGCACCCTTACCGCTCGAGGCCTAAACGCTTTAGGGGCTCGCGATGTCGAGGAGGAGGGGGTACTGCGCGTAGTTCACGGGACGCAGGACCCTTGCACTTCTGACAATCTAGCTTTTGCACAGGGTCGGAACTCTGGGGGCGAGAATGTCGTCTTGCCCATGCCGGACAAGCGCACGGTTTGTACCCAAGACTCGCAAGTCCGCAAGTTAACACCCGTCGAATGTGAGCGCTTGCAAGGGTTCCCTGACAACCACACTCGCATCCCGTACCGGAACAAACCCGCCGAGGATTGTCCGGACGGTCCAAGATACAAAGCGATCGGCAATAGTAAAGCGGTCCCCTGCATTCAGTTTGTCGGGGCGCGAGTAATAATGGAGTGGTTTAGATGCACTTAGACAACTGGGCACAACGTCACGGTGTTAGCCCCGAGGCAATGCACGACCTAAAAGCGAACGTTCTCGGGCAACGTGAGGAGACGGCGATCTCGATCCGGGAAGGCATGGGCGAGTCGAGCGTGTCACAACGCAACGAGCTGGCGTTCGTAGAGCTCGGCGGCATCCTCTGGCGCAATAATGTGGGTGTGGCTGTGGACAAACGGGGCATCCCGGTGCGGTATGGTCTCGCCAATACCTCCAAAAAGATGAATATGCAGACCAAGTCGGGAGATCAGATCGGCATCTTACCGATCGTCATTCGTCCCGACCACGTTGGCAAGACCTTCGGCCTCTTCGTCAGCATTGAAGACAAGAAAGCGGACTGGGTATGGGCGAACACCCCGCACGAGCTCGCACAAGCGAACTGGGCGGAGCAAGTAACCAAACACCACGGGATCGCGATGTTCGTGAACGACCCGATACAAATCGAAGCTTTGAGGTATTTATGAGGGTTTGGATAATCGAGGTAAAAACTAAATGCGAGACCGGAGGGTGGTGGGGCAGCCCTATCTCCTCCCACTTTGACCCCCGACCCATCTTTGGACCTATCGAGCGGGTCGACGCTTGCGGGGTGCTCTGGTACGCCACGGGCAACCCTGAAATTTATGTAACCGCAGAACTGAGAGATTTATGAAAATTTTTGTAACCCCCTACGACCTAGGGACAAAGAAATGCACGGCGCACAGCGCTGTCGCAGGGCCTGGCGAACTCGACGAAGTGGCCGCGCATGCCATCTACCCGGGGACGGAGGTCCTCTCGCAGAGTCGTCGCCTTATCTGCCTTGATGTTGGTGGGCTGGGGCTGGCGTTCAGCGACTACACGTTCTCTGAGGGGCCTGTGCTATGTTCGTGATCAACCAAGAGTGTCGCGCCGGGATGGCGGAACATGTCGCAGACAACAGCATCGACGCGATCGTGACCGATCCGCCGTATGGCTTGAGTAAAGAGCCGAACATGACCGAGGTCTTGTGCCATTGGTTGGCGGGTGACGATTACACGCACGGGGGCTCCGGCTTCATGGGTAACTCTTGGGACTCGTTCGTCCCAGGGCCTGCGGTCTGGAAAGAAGCAATCCGGTGCTTAAAGCCTGGGGGCTACGCGCTTGTATTTGCGGGCAGTCGCACACAGGACCTCATGGCCACATCTTTGCGGCTGGCTGGGTTTGAGATCCGGGACACCATCATGTGGGTGTATGGCTCAGGCTTCCCTAAGTCGATGGACGTTAGCAAGGCGATTGATAAGAGAGGGGGCGCGACAGTGGGTTGGTTCGGCCCTTGGCTTAAGTCATGGCGGGTAGAGAATGGCATCAAGCAGGCTGACGTCGCGGCGCTATTTCCCAGCAAGACGGGAGGGAAAACTGGGTGTGTCGCGAATTGGGAGCTCGGGTTCAACATGCCCACCGCAGATCAATTTAACAAGATAGTGAAAGCCTTCGATCTCCCCTTTAAGGACATTTACGAAGCGGAGCGAGAGGTCATCGCAACCAAGACCGACAACGCTGTCCGTAATGTTGCGATCATGACGGGCAAAGGCGACTATGATGTGACCAAAGCACACACTGACGAGGCGAAGGCATATGAGGGTTACGGAACCGCGCTAAAACCCGCGTATGAGCCAATCATAGTCTGCCGCAAGCCACTTGATGGGACGGTCGCGAATACGGTCCTCACGCATGGCACCGGCGGCCTCAATATCGACGGGTGTCGCATTGCTGCACAGGACGACCAACTCTCTCAAAAGTACGCAAGCGTCGCGCGGGGCCACCCAAAGACAAACGCCATTTACGGGCAGGACAAGTCGCCTCGTCGAGAGACGCCCCACGAGGGTGGTCGGTGGCCTGCAAACATTATGCACGACGGGTCGGACGGGGTGGTCGAGATGTTCCCCGAAGGTAAAGCAAAATTTTTCTACTGTGCCAAAGCGTCCAAGGCCGATCGCAACGCAGGGCTTGACGACTTCCGTGTCGCCACTTCCGGCGAGTGTGTAAAGCGCGAGGAGGGTGCGGACGGAACCAAGTCGCCAAGGGCCGGAGCGGGTCGCACAAGCGGCAACGCTAACATACACCCGACTGTCAAACCGACGGAGCTCATGCGGTGGATGTGTCGACTCGTTGGCCACCCCGGTGCGGTCATCATGGACCCATTCACAGGTTCTGGCAGCTCGGGGCGGGGAGCTGTGCTCGAGGGCTTTGGGTTCGTGGGTTTTGAGATCGGCGAAAAATTTTGTGAGATTTCCAACGCGCGAATACTTGACGCGGTATTAAATAAGGTGTAATTTACACGCAATAATTAACATTTAAGGTCTGTTATGAAACGATCAGAAGAAAGACGCGCCAGCATAGACGCGGCGAGAAAAGAACTTACCAAGAATTGTCTGAAACACACGATCCCCAACCTCGCCACCCTTGTCGGTGTGGGGGAGGGGACTATTAACCGATGGCTCAATGAGATAGGTGATGCCCGCGAAGGCATGCCGACTCGGGAGGGCGCGGCCGAGCGGTACGCCTCGATCCTCGATGCTGCAGTCGCGGAGGCTGAGGAGAACGGCTTGTCCAACATCTTGCGGAAAAGCATTGCGACACGGGCGGAAGTCTCGGAGCCAATGGTTAACAAACATTTAGGCACGTTAGCGCAGACTAAGCGACTGATCATGCGCAAGGCCATCGAGCGCAAAGTGCTGTCCATAATCGCGGAGGGGCTCGTCACTCGGGACTCGCACGCGATGAAAGTGCCCGAAGCCTTAAAACAAGAAGCCTTAAACTCAATATAGCGAAGGTGTGATACATGCAGTTTTTACCGCAAGCTCTTGCACCTTTAGCGCAGTTTAACCAGTGGGTCCTATGGATAAGCTCCCCTGATCCTAAGAGGCCCGGCAAAACAAATAAGTTTCCGATCAACCCGATGACGGGTGATCCGAAGGACGGGTACGTCGTGGACGCGCACGATCATAAGCATTGGATGACGTGCGAACAAGCGTTCCAACTTTTCCCAAATTCTAGGGCCGCGGGGATCGGGTTCGTCTTTACAGAGTCGGACCCTTTTTTCTTTATCGACATCGACGACGCTTTTGATGGGTCGAACTGGAGCGACATTAGCCAAGAACTTGGCAACCGCTTTGCCGGTGCGGCCATCGAATTGAGCTCAAGCGGCAAGGGTGCCCACATCTTCGGAACGTGCAACCCGATACCGCACGGTTGCAAGAATAAACCCCTCGGCTTGGAGCTCTACACCTCGGGCCGCTTCGTCGCGTTGACGGGCAACCAGACCACGGGTGACGCTTTCCATTATTGTGGTGATGCGTTCAGCCAAGTCGTGGCCGACTACTTCCCCCCACGTACAACCGAGTGGACCGAGGAAGCCTGTGACGGGTGGAGTGGCTACGAAGACGACGACGCGCTGGTCAACAAAGCCTTAAATTCTCAGAGCGCGGGGTCGGCCTTTGGTGACCGTGCGAGCTTTGCGGACTTGTGGAACATGAACGAGGATGTCCTCGCCACCGCATTCCCGACAAACAACGATGTCGACTCATGGGGGCGAAGCGAAGCCGAGGCGGCGCTGTGTTCGCACTTGGCATTCTGGACGGGTCGCAATTGTGCCCGTATCGATACACTGTTCCGCGCATCTGCACTTATGCGCGACAAATGGGAGAGGGAAGATTATGCGCGAGGGACCATCCTCCTCGCTTGCTCTGGCACTAGCGACGTATATGATGCTGGGGGGGGTGCGTCCGAAGACCTCCTCCCGGGTGCGGTCAAGCCCACCGCCGAGGGAAGTGGCGACGTATATGGTGCTGGGGGAAGTGGCGACACTCCTCCTCAAGGTCAAGCATCTCCCCAACCCGCCCCGCGAATTGAGCCCGTTCATGCGGGAGACTCGACGGACTTGGCCAAAGTTAAGTACAGCCAGCACGAGCGCTTTATCACAACCACTGAGCTCCCCGAATATTTCGAAGGGTGTGTCTATGTATGCGAGGACCATGCGATCCTGACGCCTGGGGGCTTGCTCCTCGACCAAGGCCGCTTTAAGGCGAGGTACGGGGGCGCTCAGTTCTCCCTCGACGCTGTGGGGGACAAAATGACCCGCAACGCATGGGAGGCGGTCACCGAGAACATAACCCTCCGCTTTCCGAAAGTGGATTGCACCACGTTCGCGCCGGAGCAAGAGCCTGGAGCTGTGTTCAATAAGCAGGGGACGACGACAGTTAACTCATACTGGCCTGTCGACATCGTTCGGCAAAAAGGGGACGCCTCGCCCTTCGTTAATCATATTAATAAACTACTCCCCAACGGCGACGACGCTCGCATCCTTTTGACTTATATCGCATCACTTGTGCAAAACCCCGGACATAAATTTCAATGGTGCCCCGTTATCCAAGGGGTCCAAGGGAACGGCAAGACCGCGATCTCCGAGTGTGTGACATATGCCGTCGGCGAGCGTTACACGCATTTACCCAACGCGAAGGACCTCGGCGGCAATGGCTCAAAGTTTACAAAATGGTTGTTGCGCAAGCTCTACATCGGCGCGGAGGAGATACACTGCGCGGATCGTCGCGAGCTCATGGAGACGCTTAAACCCTTGATCACAAACCGCCGCGTCGAGATACAAGGCAAAGGGGCCGACCAACTCACCGGGGACAACCGCGCTAATTGGATGATGTTGACCAACCACAAGGACGCGATCCCCCTCACTATAGATGACCGCCGCTATTGTGTGATGTATTGCGCACAGCAAAGCAAAGACGACCTAGCCGCGCAGGGCATGAATGGCCAATATTTTAAAACTTTCTTTGACTGGTTGCGCAAAGGGGGCGGGTTCGCCATCGTGGCGGACTACCTCGCAACGTATCGGTGCGAGCAACAATTCGACCCGAGCGAGAACGGGATGGCCAACAACGCGCCGACCACCACGAGTACCGGCGAGGCGATTGTCCTATCCGCGGGCGCAATTGAACAGGAAGTCATGGAGGCCGTCGAACAGGGCCGCTCTGGTTTCTGTGCGCCTTGGATCAGCTCCATGGCACTCGACCATTTGCTCAAAGAGATCCGCCGCGGGTTGCCGAACGCCAAGCGCCCGGACATGCTCCGGACGTTGGGCTATGTGCCGCACCCACATCTCAACCAAGGCCGTGTTAACAACCCCACGATAACGGATGGTGGCAAGACGAGGCTCTACATAATGAAAGACCACCTCGTCTCGCAGCTCACTGTCGGGGCGGAGATATCAAAGCGCTACGACTCGGATCAGAACACCGCGCCGAGTGCTGCGGCGGCCGCTTTTGGCCAAACCAGCCAGTGACCTACGTCACGCTTCACGCTCACCGGAGATGGTGCGAACGTTTCCCGAGGCTAGACATGATGGACGAGTTTAGCGAGGCAAAGCGCGCAAGCAAGAAAGTCAGGCGCATCATCGCTCAGAAATGCCCGAGTCATGCGAAGTATTGTGTCGGCCCCTTCGCGGGCCGTTACTTCCGCATAACGCGCCGGAGGATCGTCTTCGTACTGACCGCGACGCCCGGACTGGAAAAAATAATTACTGTTTTTGACATTAGTTGTTGACGCGGTGTAAAATAGCGCCCATACTGTGGGCCATAGATTAGTTTTATATCAATTAACTGAATGGGGCACAGAGTGGAACGTTTGAAAAATGCTGTAAAACACGCCGCGAAGTTGCGCGAGGATAGCTGGGACGCCAAAGCCGAGAAGTATGCTAAAAGCTTACAAACCGCGGCGGACGAAGCGGCGGAGGCTTTTGGGTTTGACACGCAGGCCACGACACCGATCTATCTATTGCTCCGAAACGCATGGAACGACACCCTCGCCTGGACGGAGGGGGTGGACGTAGACACGGGAGGGCCCGCCCACTACGTTGAGCGGACAAAACTCCTCGGTCAGTTAACTAAAATTAAGTCGTTGAATGACAACATCCAAGGAGTTGCGGAACACGCGAGCGCCGAGTGGCACGCGCATGAAACGATCGACGATGTCGTCCATGATCTGCTCACCGAGCTGGGCGATTAGTAAAGCCCCCTCTCAATTAACTGAACGCAGGAGAATGTCATGTCACAACTCGAAGTCTTTTTCTATATTGCATGTTTGCTCGCCTTCGTAGCCGGGGGCTTGACCGCGGTAGCTTTCGTAGGGCTGACGCTGGCGGACTCAAGATCTCGATACCTCCGGGTGTTATCGGGCCCCTCGGTTCTGGTCTTGGGCACTTTGTTAATAGTGGCCCTACTGAACTTGCCGCGGGGGTGATCTGTGCCATCTCCACAACATGACGTGCGCAGAGAGGGCGATCAGTTCTCATGCGCTAGATGCGGCAAAGCGTGGGACGTCAAGGACCTCAAACCGCCCCCGTGCGTGTCTCGAGAAGAGGCGGGCCAACAACATGTCAAAGAACTACGGGAGCTTTTATACCATGGAAAGTAAACATAGCAATTGGGGGTGGGGCAATGGCAAGTAAACTCCCACCCAGACTTCGCAACCTCAAGTTAACCGGCTACACATGCCCGTGCTGTCTCGATACGGGTTGGCACTCCTTCGGACTTGAGCGGAGGGACTGTCCGCATTGTGACCGCGCGGACCTCAACAATGCCATCCTTAAACGGCTGCCCTCTACGCTTAAAAAGTTAGCGCGGGAGATCGACAAGTTCAGCAAGGACACTATCTCGGAACACGTCGCGACTATGCACCGCAAGGGGCGGGTCACCTTTAAAAACAACGGCAAACAAGGCGTGCTTATTGTGCGCGTAGGAGAATAAAATGTCTAACAGACCACCGGGCATCCCCGACGCGAGCCCTATAGTTATCAGCGCGGGCGCACAGTACCACTTCACGAAGGGGATGGCCGTCGGCATGACCGGCGGGGCCGTTGAGGGCAGCACGCTCGAACAGGTAAACAAAGCTTTTAGGCGGCTTGCCGTTGCGTTCAGGGACCCATCCGAGCTGGAGGCGCGCATGACCCTCGTGACGGGTAATCGTGGCACCGAAATGATCCGCGAAGAGTTTGAGGGCCATCGCTTCATGATCACCCCGACGGATGTGGGGTCCGCCTCAATTAATGCGAACCCGTGCGACCTAGGCAACACCAAGCGCCGCGACTTTAGCCGCATGGAAGGCGTCCATACTCAGGACCGTCCGGACGGGTGGTACAATCAATTTAATCAACGCAAAGTTAGGAAATAACTATGCCTAAGAAAGGTATTATGACAACGGTACTCGCGACGGGCTTGTCCGACGCGACACTGGCAGACAGTTTAGATTTTACCCCCAACATTAAAAAACTAACAGAGGGACTGGAATCGTGAAAAATTTTAAATTTAAGTTCAAGTATACGTCAAAGTCCTGCCGGGCAACCGGCGACGGCACGTGCAGGGCGGAAGACATGGACGAAGCGATCCAAGTCGCAACCGAGGGCGTCGCGAAAGACTTCGGCGGCTCAACTAACGCGGTAGTTATTACGCAAATCAACGCAAAGTAAGGAAATGTTTATGTCACGATATATAAGATTAGTTAACGGGGAGCGCCACGTTTTTGGTGAGCCCTTCACGCCGGACATTGATGCGATAGCCTTCGCGCTGTCCCACATCAATCGCTACACGGGGCACGTCGGCCCATACAGTGTCGCGCAGCACTGTGTTCTCGTTGCGATGCAGTTGCCGCCCGAGCTCCAGCTCTCCGGTCTGCTACATGACGCCCCTGAGGCTTACATCGGCGACATAAGCGCGCCGCTTAAGTCCTTACTGCCCGAGTACAAAAAGCTCGAGCACCACTACCACAACACGATCGACAGGCACTTTGATGTGTGGACACAGCACGGCGCGGTCCAGGAGGTAGACTCGCGCATGCTCATCACCGAGGCGCAGCACTTTGGCCTCTGGGAGCGAGATTGCTGGCCGAACGCGGAGCCCTACCCGGAAGTTGAGATCAACCCCTCAAACCCTAAGTTCGCCGAGTGCGCATTCCTCGACTTGTACCATCGGTTGACCGGAGACACATGTCCCCGGTCAACCGATGGGAAGTCTGAGTCCTCCGTGATGGTGTGTGAGCCGACGGGAGGCCGCAAACTCGCGGAGACAATATTAATGAGTAAAGAGAACCCCACCGGGCATAAGCTAGAGGATCTAATGGTGCTGTTGCAGCAGGAGGTCACCGCGAAGAACGACAAAATACTGGGCGATAAGTCTAAATTGTCGGTAACGGTACAGGGTAACAACGTAGCCATACTGGAACACCTAAACGAGATCAGGAACCTGCAGCTTTTCAGCTTCGAGTTAATGTCCAAAAAGGCACCAGACGGGGGGCCTCTCGGAAAGCCTCGGATAGGGGGCACGTTATGAAATTTGAGAACCTACCATTTAGTTTATTTATTGTGTTTATCGCAACGGTCGCGCTCGCTATCCTCGGACACCGCGCGGCCGAAGCCGTCAGTTTCGTGGGGGACGTCACGTATGAGTTGGCCCCCTCGTCCCCGCTCTTTGAGGTTCGCATCTTTGCGGCGCGTGCCTTGCTCGGGTGCGTGCTTCTAGGAATGCTCAACGGTGTGTACTTGCTTTGGCGCTTGTTCGACATTTGCATGAGTAACGATAGATAAAAAAAATGCCCCACTAAGAGCGGGGCGAATTGGTTGATCTGGGACGCTCTACGATACGCGTTTAATTCATTAAGTCAAAGCCCGCATCTCGCGGGCTTGTTTATACCTCCTTCAACGTTTTGATGTGCAGCCACTTGTCACCGGTGGGCCGGAATGCGTCAAAACCACAGCTCTGCGCGACCTCTATGCTGATCACTTGGCCCTCGGGCATTGTGTCCAGGGCGAGGCGGGTCGCTTCGTTTAGTTCATCTTTGGCGGGTTTTGGTGGATTACAACCATCACACCTGCCGTTATCCACCCGTTTTAGTGCAGTGTTGTGGCAATAAGGGCATGGTGTGTCCGGCATGAATTTCGTTTCCCCTGCCCTTATCGCAAGTTGTCGAGGTGATGCGCGCTTGGTCACCTTCGCCGCGGCCTTACAACCATCACACGCGCCATTCTGCACCGACCTCAGCGCAATGGTGAAACATTTCTCGCAGGTGGTGTCGGGCATGTACTTGGCCTCGCCGGCTTGGACTGCTAACTGACGGGGGGACAAGGTGACCACTCGACTGCTCTCGCACCGAACGCACCGACCTGTCTCGGTAGACCGTGGGGACTTAGTCTTGCATTTCTTGCAACGTGTTCGGGGGGTGTATGTCTCTCGCCCTGCGTCCTTGGCGGCCTGTCTCCGCGGGGGCTCCTCCCTACATATAGCGCAATGCTCACCGTTGATGTTAATGTCAAATATGCGAAGGTGGGGGCCTTCGCGGCAAGGTGCGGGCGTGGCGACATAGTGGGACCCCTCGGCCACGGCCTGATCGTATGACCGGGGGAGGGCATTCTCATTTAAAACTTTTGACCACAACTCCCGGGATGTGCATTCCACGCACTTGCCGGTCTCGGTGTATTCAGCGACACAAGCACAGGGGGCGATCTTGCCTTTTTTCAATGTGACGGGATTCCCGCATCGGGTTCCGTCGTCGGGCCTCATGTACCTCGGCGCGCCCTCCGCGATAGCCACCTCCCTCGACCACGGGATGGCGGCGGGCGCGTTCGTAGGACTACGGTATATCATTTGTATGTAACTCCTTTCTAAAATAGTGACCCACTTTAGCACAGTTACGCATACCCGCCAAGCCTTTTCGGTCAGTTCCCACCCCCTACCCCCAGCTTTTTGATTTTGTGAGGGTGCGCCGCACGCCAGCGCTGACGCGGTGCCCGTGGTTTTTAACTATTACCCCGCATTCGGGAACCTATATATAATATCTGAAACCTGCGTAGTATTAGAGTTTATTATTATGTGCCGTACAGTATACTGATATTACATACTACTACCCACCTTTCACTTATCTCCTAAGGGGTTAGGGAGTAAAGGGTATTAGTATTTTAGTAAGGTAAGTAACTGATTTATATCGAATGTCCCGTAACCCGGACGCTTTTAGACGTTACGGGGTGGCGGGGTACGGCGCAGTGGCGCATAATGTGACCATGAGCAATGGGGAGAATAGACATGTTCCTAATAGATACGAGACAGATCAAACAGCTTGAGAACGAGTTGAAGGGGTTCAAGATCAAGGCACTGCCCTTCGCCACCAAGGCGACCATTAACAAGGGGGCCTTTGAGACACAAAAAGTCGCTAGGCAAACGGTGAGGGACGACATGACCAATCGTAACCAGTTCACCGTGCGATCAATACAAGTCGACCAAGCGCGGACATTGAACATCAGGCAGCAGGAAGCGATCGTCGGGTCGATAGCGGATTACATGGAGACACAGGAGTTTGGTGGCACTAAGTCAGACCCAACGCTCGCCACGGGATACTCTGCGGGGCAAGAGGGTACGCGGCCTCGCACGAGGCTCCCCGTGGGTGACCACAGGATGAAGAAGATCACGCTGAGACATAGCGCCAAGAAAGGCAAGGGGCGCAAACAGCGCAACCTAATAGCTGTCAAGCAAGCCGCGCAGTCCGGACACAAGTATGTGTTCCTAGACCTCGGCAGGACGGAGGGCATATTCAGAGTGCTGGGAGGCAAGCGCAGCCCACGGGTCAAGATGGTGCACAACCTCACGAAGCGGTCGGTCAACATCCCCCGGAGCCCTTGGCTCAAGCCCTCCGTTGATGTGGTCGCCCCGCGGATGCAACAATTCTATGGTGAGGCGCTCCGATTCCAGCTCCGACGCCACGGCCTGTTCAGAGGCTAGGCTGCAGCCCGCGGCCGGCGCGGCCTGCGAGATGACCCCCGCCACCCCCTCGCTCACCGCGCTCACCGCACGAGAGGCATGCCCCACAGCCCAGTGGTGGCGCGGCCTCCCTCAGAGAAAAAAGGTACTGTGAGCCACCCCCCGCCCCCCTGCCGTTTTGATTCAGCCG